TGCATGGTGTGATACCAAACATACTTGGCCTTCGTTGGCAAAAGATAAAATACCAATCAAGGATATGCTGGTAAAAGAGTGCGATTCTTCTGAATGGGCTGAACTGTCTGAAGATGAAATATTATTTGAAGTATTTAGCAGAGAAGCAGCCCATATTGTAATCACGGGCGGCGAGCCGTGTGACCACGATTTGCACAGGCTTACAGAAATGCTAAGTAGAGCAGGGTTCATCGTACAGGTGGAAACATCGGGAACAAAACCTATATCTGTCCATCATAAAACATTTGTTACTCTCAGTCCTAAGTGGGATATGGCGGGAGGGTTGGAAGTGCTGAAGGAGAATTTTGAAATTGCAGACGAGATCAAAATGCCCGTTGGTAAGGAGAGCGATGTAACCAAACTGATCGAGCAAGTTGGTGCAGCCAGCCTTAGAAGTTCTAGCGTGTGGTTGCAGCCGTTAAGCCAATCAAAAAAGGCCACAGAGGTATGCGTTGAAAGCGCCACCAAACATGGGTTCAGAATTAGCTTGCAAACTCATAAGTACATTGGCGTTAGATAATGACAAAACCTAAGAAACCAGCAGTCAAAGTTAAGAAGCCAGCAGCCAAGAAAGGGAAGCAGGGTGCTGGTGGCGGCAGACCTCCAGCGGTGTTAGACGAACAAGAAGTAGCGAGAGTGGAAGGGCTTGCTGCGGTTTTAACAAAGAGGCAACTGTCAGATTACTTTGGTGTTTCTGAAAACACATTTCGAGAGATAGAGAAGCGCCAACCCGAAGTTTCTGCGGCTTATAAAAAAGGGAAAGGGAAGGCCATTGCTAGTGTCGGGGGAAATTTACTAAAACAGGCTCGAAAGGGGAATGTAACGGCAGCGATATTCTATCTAAAAACACAGGCTGGATGGAAAGAATCAGATCAGACTGTTGTCTCAACCACCTCTGATAATATTATACAGGTGGTTCGTGCTACTAAGCCTCACTAAACCACAGGAACAATTCGTATTTTCAAAAGCCAAGTATCCAGCAATTGTAGGAGGGCTTGGGAGCGGTAAGACCAAAGGCGGGTTGGCGCGACTGATTTGCCTGATGGTTCAGAATCCAAGCACTAACGGCGCTTACTATATGCCGACTTACGACTTGCTTAGACTAAGGGCTTTGATTGGATTAGAGGAGGAGTTAGAGCAGCTTGGACTATCATTTAAAACAAACAGGTCTGAATATACTGTATTGATTGAGGGTTACGGTTCGGTAATTTTGCGTTCCTATGATAGACCAGAGAGAATCGTCGCGTATGAAGTAGCGCATAGTATTGTTGATGAATTGGACACTTTACCGAAAGACAAAGCATCCCTAGTGTGGCGAAAGGTAACGGAGCGAAACAGGCAAGATTGTACCCATATATGCGGGAATACTTTGGGGTGCGTTACAACACCAGACCAAGGCTATAGCGGATTTGTCTATCAGAAGTGGGTAAAGAGCAAACAGAAGGGTTACGAGATAATAAAAGCCCCAACACTTTCCAATCCGTTCTTGCCGGAAGGGTACGCGCAACAGATTACTGATAACTACGATCCCATCCTAGCGGATATGTATTTGAAAGGGGAGTTTGTTAGCCTAAGCTCGAACAAGGTTTATCATTTTTTCAAGAGGGAAAAGCATCATACTCATAGACTCTTAACTGATAACGATAAGTTCATTCAGGTTGGAATTGATTTTAATGTTGGCGGTTGTTGCGGTGTAGTAAGCGTTATCGAGGACAATAACCCTATAACCGTGGACGAGTTTATAAGCTACGACACCAGAGACTTTGTAGCGCGACTTGAAAAATATAAGAGGGCTGACAGAAAGATAACTGTCTTTCCAGATGCGAGTGGTCAGTCATCTTCCACTAACGCAACGTCCAGCGATATTGATATAATCAGGCAGGGTGGTTATGCTATCGACTGCCCGAGAGCAAATCCTCATATTCGTGACAGGGTTAATGCGGTCAACGGGTTACTATCCCACGGCCGATGGCTTGTGAACACAGACCAATGTCCTCATCTTACTGATGCGTTGGAATCACAAGGCTATGATATACGAGGACAACCGGAAAAGTTTAATACACATCCTTCGCTGGACGATTGGGTCGATGCAGCCGGATACTACATCAATCGCAAGTGGTCACTGGGTAGACCAGTTGTGGTAACTGATATAGGAATGGCAAGATGAGCATAGAATCCAAGAATCCCCAATACACGGCACACATTGATAACTGGAACCTAGTAAATGATATATGTGATGCGAAAAACCTGAACACATATCTGGTTCAGCTTAATCCAGATGACCTTTCAGCAAAGAACAAGACGCGCAATTCCCAATTCTTTAAGAGGGCAGTTTTCTCAGCGGTTACGGGATATACCGCAAAGGGATTTCTAGGCAAGGCATTTTCCAAACGGCCTGAGCTTAATATCCCCGATGATTTATATGACGCTGTTACTAAGAATATTGACGGGATAGGAACCTCAATTTATCAACAGTCTCAAGAGGTTATGCGCGATGTGATTAGAATAGGCAGGGCTGGACTGCTAGTGGACTTCCCTCCGGTTGATGGTGATACCTCCAGAGCCGATATGAACTCGCAAGAAGTATTTGCCACCATCACAAGATATAACGCCTCCCAGATTATTAATTGGAAAACGGAAAAGATTGGTGCTGCACTCAAGCCGACTTTAATCGTATTGACCTCTTCATATTCTGAAAAAGGGAAGGATGAATTTGAAACTATAATTGGGGATATTTGTATTGAGCTAAGGCTGGAAGAGGGCATTTATGTTCAGCGCGAATGGCGCAAGACTGCGGATACATCACAATGGTACGTCTGGTCTGAGGTAATACCGCGCAACTCAAGAGGCGAAACCCTTGATTACATTCCGTTTGTATTCGTTGGGTCAGAAGCTAACACTTATCAAATAGACTTCCTTCCTATGTATAACCTAGCGAAACTAAACGTAGGGCATTTCAATAACAGCGCGATATATGAGGATTCTGTATTTACGGTTGGTCAGGTTCAGCCGTGGATGTCGGGGCTTAATCAGGAAACAATGGAGTTAATGGATTCAAACAATATGTATGTGGGTTCTGGAAGATTGCTTGGAGTTCCCAGTGGCGAGAAATTTGACTTTGCTCAAGCTGGAGAGAATATGTTAGCCAGAGAAGCCATGAAAGATAAAGTTGAGATGATGATTGGTCTGGGCGCGATGTTTATGTCCCAGAATAATCAGGCCAAGACTGCGACCCAAGTGGACGGAGAATTAATGGCTCAACACTCCATTCTTTCAATCATTGCTCATAACGTGAGCGAGGGTTATAACGATGCGCTGGCAATACTCGCAGAGTTTATGGGCTCTGATACTGGGGATATTTATTATCAAATCAATCAAGACTTTATCGATCCGAAAGCCGATGCGAATATGTTAAATGCTGTGGTTGCATCATTCTTACAAGGGGTTCTACCTATGAGCGATTTGTATTCATGGCAGAAGCGGCATGGACTAATTGATACCGAAAAGACCTTGGAAGAGTATCAGGATGAAATTGGCGAACAGCCTGATATGGTAGACATAGAGGAAGAATAATGCCTGTCCCGCAAGAGTTGATTGAGATAGCCACAAGGCATCAGGTCTATCTTGAGCGTCTGAAAACTGGCGAGTCAAAGAAGGCTGAAAAGTTCTTGCGTGATGTAAACAAAACGGTAACTGCAAAACTGGCGGGGAAAGATATTACCGATTTCACCAGACGTAGGCTTCAGAAATTACAAACATCCCTCAAGGCAGACTTAGCAATTATTGGAAAAGAGTTTAGCAGCTTAGTCGTGAAGGAATCGGTAGACCTAGCCAAGTATGAGGCGAAATTTGAGATAGCCGCATTAGACCAAGTGGTAGTTGCTGACTTTGCTGTGCCGACTGCTGCGGCTTTGAACTCCGCTGTTTTTTCCAATCCTTTAACAATGAAGGGCGCTGACAATGGGAAACTTTTAAAGCCATTCATCAGAGACTTAACTGGCAGAACGCTGGCGCAAGTAACGGGCGCGATTGCTTCTGGCTACTACCAAGGACAGACCACTAACCAAATCCTTCAAACGGTAAGAGGAACAAGAGCAGCCAAGTATACGGATGGAATTATTCACAACATGAACAGGGCGGCGGGGATAATTACCAGAACATCGTTACAACACGCAGCGGTTCAGGCGCGTCAAGAAGTATGGAGGAGGAACAAAGATATTATTAGCGGCGAGAAATGGATAAGCACTCTTGATGGTAGAACATCTGCTATTTGTCGTTCGTATGATGGCAGGGAGTTTCCTCTGGATAAAGGTCCACGACCTCCTATTCACATGAATTGCAGGAGCACAGTTGTTGCCGTGTTACATAAAAAGTTTGACTTTCTTGATGAGGGCGCAACAAGAGCAGCGCGAGGAGAGGACAGGGACGGCAAGAGTGTTGTAACCAAAGTTCCCGCAAATCAAACTTATTATTCGTGGTTAAAAACACAACCTAAATCATTTCAGGATGCAACGATAGGTATTCGTAGAGCTAGACTAATGAGGGATGGCGGTTTAACCTCTGATGAATTTGCAAGACTTAACCTTAGCAACAACTTCAAAGAAATAAGTTTAGCGAATATGAAGCGTGAAAGTGATATTGCGCTTCAGGCATTTAAGCGAGCAGATATAACAGAATTTGTCGGTGGCTGATTGACATTATAACGATTCGGATTAGAATGAGCGAAACAATCACTGGGGGTGATTTATGACATTGGAATACAAGATCAAAAGTATTGCGGATTTGGATGATGGAGTTAAGGAACAGTACAAGAAGGTAAGAGGCGGGTATGTACTAGAGATTGATGGATTGCCAGAACCAGACCTACCAGAAGTGGATGACAGTCATCCGTTTGTACAGGGTATGAAAAACAAGCTGGATGAATTGTTAAAAGAAAAAAAGGAAGCCGCCAAGAAAGCGAAGGAAGCTGAAACAGAGGCCGAGATTGCAAAACTGGAATCTGCAAAGGCGGGAAATGATACCGAAGCACTAGATAAAAGCTGGACAGAAAAATACAGCACAAGAGAATCAGAGCTTCAAAGGGAAATAGATTCAATGGGTACGGCGATCATTCGTCTTACCTCAGGACAGACAGCCGCTCAAATGGCATCTGAAATAGCAGTCTCAGGATCAGCAGAAGTATTGATTCCTCATTTGGAAGCAAGGCTGAAAACAGAGATCAGGGAAGGCGTACCGACCACGATTGTCCTAGACAAGAGGGGTCAGCCTTGTGCGATGACGATGAGCGAACTGAGAACAGAATTCCAGAATAACGAGGCATTTGCCCCGTTGATAGTAGGAACAAAGGCCAATGGCGCTGGGCGCACAGGCGGGAATGAAAGTGGCGGGGCTGCAAGCACCACAGTTAAGAGGTCTGAGTTTGATCAAATGAACCAGACTCAGCGTAGTAATTTCGCCAAGACAGGCGGCTCAGTTATTGACGATTAGAGGTAATCAATCATGGCTAATGTTCTAACAGACTTAGCGGCAGACATCTATACAGCAATGGACACGGTTGCCCGTGAGCTAGTAGGCGTCATCCCTTCCGCTACAATTAATTCAAGCGCGACAGAACGAGCAGCACAGGGCGAGACTATTCGCTCATTTGTAACTCGCGCAGCAACCGTCGGTACTGTTACCCCTGCGATGACAATTCCAGAAGGTACAGACCAAACCATTGACAACAAAACAATGACTCTCAGTTCCACCGCATCTGTGAAGATTCCTTGGACTGGAGAGGACATTAAATTTGTTGATAATGGTGCGGGATTTCAAACCATCTATGGTGACCAAATTCAGCAAGCGATGCGAGCCATCGTTAATGATATTGAGTCTACTGTAGCCACTGATGTTGCTAATAACGCATCCAGAGCCATTGGTACAGCGGGTACAACTCCCTTTTCATCTAACTTCAACGATGTCGCAGAAATTCGACAGGTATTAGTTGATAACGGTATGCCTACCAATGATCGTGAGGCAACCATCGTGATGAATACAGCGGCGGGAACCTTGCTCCGTAATTTGGCTCAGTTGCAGAAAGGTAATGAGGCCGGAGGCGTTGAGTTATTGCGTCGAGGCACTTTGCTGGAGCTGCAAGGCATCCAGATTAAGGAATCTGCTGGTATCGGTACTCATACTGCTGGAACTGCATCAAGTGCAGAGACTGATACGGCGGGATATGCAGTTGGTGCTACCACTATCACTCTCGGGTCTGCGGGTACTGGAACAATCCTAGCTGGTGACATCATTACATTCTATGGTGACGACAATCAGTACGTTGTTACTACTGGTGATGCTGATGTATCTGGCGGTGGAACTATTGTCCTAGGCGCTCCCGGTATTCAACAAGTTATGACTGCTCAGGCTTATGGGATTACTGTTAAAGCTGCTTCAACTTCCAATGTGGCTTTCCACCGAAGCGCGGTTGAGCTTGGCCTTCGAGCCTTAGCACAGCCAGCCGGAGGCGATGCTGCTGTTGATAGACTGACAGTGCAAGACCCAGTGAGTGGACTTGTCTTTGATGTTTCTGCCTATAAGGGCTATAACAAAGCGATGTTTGACGTTTCATGCTTGTATGGATACAAGGTATGGAAGCCGGACTTTGTTGCGGTTCTTTTGGGCTAAAGAGGTTCTCCTTGAAGTAATCTTGGGGGGCGGTAAAACGCCCCCACTCTTTTTTCGAGGCATCCCATGACCACGATCGTAGTTGAAGATGGCACTATTGTTTCTGGTGCAAATTCCTTTGTGACAATGGCGGAATACATCGCCTATGCCGCGACTCTTAATATTACCGTTACTGATACACAGACTTATCAAACCCAAATAATCAAAGCGGCTGAATTCATTGCGACGAAAGAACCCCGACTGAAAGGCGATCTTGTAAGCCGATCACAGGAGCTTTCATATCCTCGATATAGTCTTACTGATATTGAAGGGTTCAGTTGGGACTCTGATGAAATCCCAACTCAAGCGAAAGAGGCACAAATGTCTCTGGCTATTGATATAAACGCAGGGGAGGATTTGTACAATCTAACCCAATCAGTAGCGACAGGGATTAAACGTGAAAGAGTTGACGGAGCTGTTGAGGTTGAGTACGCAGTAGATGATTCGGGAAGGATTGCAAGGAGTTCGCGTAGTCAGTACTTGTTAGCGAGTTTAATGAATTGGAGCGGTTCAGGAATCCCAATCGTAATGGCGTAGAAAATGAGTGATGCGTTCTATAACCGAATGGCAACGATGGCAGCTCGGCTCATCAAAAAGTTCGGAGCCATTGGTTCGCTGAAGCGTACAACTGGAGATTCGATTGACCCAGTGACGGGTGCTGTTGTGGCTGGAACTACCACGACTTACACGCCGTACACGATTCTGCAAAAGTATGCAGATGATATGATTGATGGAACACGAATATTAGCAAGTGATAGATTGATTATTCTGGACGACACGATTGAGCCATTAACGACTGATACCATAACCATATCAAGTCAGGATTGGAACATTATGTCAGTGGGCGAATCTAACCCTGCCGGAGTTGCTATTGTTTATTTCGTACAGGCGAGAAAATAATGGCAAACTATACATTTGAACAATGGGCAGAGAAAACCGAAACAACTCTGGATCAATTTTCTAGGGCGGTAAAGATTAAGCTATTTCAATCAATCATAATGGATACCCGTGTTGATACCGGAAGGATGCGCGGGAACTGGCAGATAAGCACAGGCTCGCCGATACTTACCGAAACGAGTAACTTGGATAAACTTAGCATCGGGCAAACTGGCGGGAAGGCTTATAACGATGTGCCTAACGGAGTAACGTCTGGAGTTGATTACCTTTCTAACAACGTGCCTTATGTGGCTCACTGGGAACAGCATGACGGGATGGTTGCAAAGAACATAATCAGAGTTAATAGAAACGCCAAAAAGATGTTGCGAGATGTTCAATGAGCGTTAAGATTGACCAAGCATTTATTCAGTCGTACATTGACGGGTCATTTGGCCTACCGATTGCTTATGAGAATTCACCGTATAGCCCGATAGCAGGGACGGCGTATGCGGAATTAAGAAATATTACAAATCCTATTGAAGCCAATTCAATAACCGATACAAATGAAACAACTGGCATCTTTAGGGTTGTTGTCCGTTATCCCGCTGACAGTGGAGCGATAACCGCGAAAGAGAAAGCGGAAGAGATAATGGCAAATTACGGAATTGGAAGTAGTGTCGCATATCTGTCTCAGAGTGCTACAATACTTTCTGTGGAACGCCGCACCGGAGTAGCAGAAGAGGGGTGGTATGTTTTAGTCGTATCCATTGGATACATTTCTTTTATTACGAGGTGAGGTTATGCCAAATTCGACTCAGATTTTAGCGACCACTACGATAGCAATATCTGCCTCCTTGCCAGAGACATTCGATGATGATGTTAGTACAGGCTATCCGTCATTGACTTATACTGCGATTGGTGAGGTAACTGATTGGTCGGCTGGCGGGAAGGTCTTTAATGTTGTGACAAGTAATCCGATTGCTCAACGTAACACGGACAAATATAAAGGCACTGTGAACAATGGTGCTGATACATTTACCGTGAACAGAGATGATGATGACGCAGGGCAAGTCATCGTTCTGGCAGCGTTGGCTTCTGATAATGCTTATTCTTTCAAGATTACATTTTCAGATGCAACCGATGATTTTTACACAGGTAAAGTTGTTTCTTTCGATACTGTCGCTGGTGGCGCAGATTCGATTGTCCAGAGGACAATTCAAGTCGAGCGCAATAGGGACACTGTCGTAACTACTTAATATTTAAGGGGTTATTTGATGGACTTAGCGCAATTTGACTTAAAAGCGGCGGCAGACAAGGGCATGAGTGTGACCTTGATTCATCCTATTACTCAGGAGACTTTGGTGGATAAGGACGGCAAGAATGTATCCATCAAGGTCATGGGTAAGGATTCGTCCACTTGGACGGCTACGGCAAAGAGGCTCGACACGAAGAACGCGAACAAGCACAGGAACAAAAAGGTTCCTACGGCTGACCTAGAAAAATCCATACTGGAAATTCTGGCAGCTTGCACTGTTTCGTGGACTAACGTGGTCTACAATGAAGAGGTTTTGAAATGTAGTCGTAACAATGCTTTGATGTTGTATCAGAATCGGGGATGGGTCGCAGAACAGGTACTTGAAGCTGCAACCGAAAGGCAGAACTACGATTTAAAGTCGTAGAGCTTCTTGAGGATTATGTGAGGTATTGGGCTTGGCTCACTACTTCATCGAAGGGCGCAAAGTCGGCGCGAATTGAGTTGATGTCTAATGACCCAATTATGCCGGATATTGCGCCTTTTTCGTATCTGATTGACCTTGTTGTAGACATTGGGATTCGTGACATTACTTGGCAAGAGATTGAAAGCTGGATACGCTTGACGGGAATTGGTCTAACAGCTTGGGAGATGAGAACCATCAAGAAGCTCTCGCAACTTTATCAGGTTTGCGCTCAACGGTTTAACGATTCTGTTCTTCCGGCTCCGTACCGCGATGTTGAGGCAGATGTTTCAGAAACCCTAGAGCAAGATATTAAGGCAGCACTCAGGAACTAGGAATGGCGCAAGATAACATCAGTGTATTTGTAGGGGTAGATTCCAGTAGCGTCAAAAGCGCAACTGGTGATCTGAATAAGTTTTCAGCGTCTGGAAGCAAATCAAAATCAGCGATGAGGGCATTGCTCCCCGCGCTGACCGCTGTTATTTCTGTTAAGGCTTTCGCTGGTATGGCGAAGGATGCCTCTGACTTTGGATCAGCACTCGGCGAAGTAAGCACCCTGATGGGTAGTTTCACTGATATGCCCCGTATCGAACAGGAGGCTAAGAACCTCGCGGCTGCTTTCGGCGGTACTGCTGCGGATCAGGCTGGAGCTTTCTATCAGGCGATTTCTGCTGGAGCTGAAGATGCAGAAGCAGCCACCAAATTAGTGACTGCTGCGAACAAACTTGCCGTTGGTGGCGTGACCGATGTCACTACGGCTGTTGATGGTCTGACAAGTATCATGAACGCCTTTGGTGTTGAGGCTGATGGTGTCACTGGTATTAGTGATGCTCTTTTTGTCGCAATGAAAGCGGGAAAGACAACTGTTGGTGAACTGTCTGCAAGCGTTGGTAAGGTTTCTGCAATCGCTTCTGAGGCAGGATTATCATTTGAGGAAATGCTTGCCACAGTATCAACCCTGACAACTGCTGGTATCAATACTGCTGAAGCCGTAACCGGATTAAAGGCCGCTCTAACCAATATTCTAAAACCTAGTAAAGAGGCTTCTGACCTAGCGGAAGAACTAGGTCTTCAATTTAATTTGGCAGGGTTAGAGTCACAAGGACTCCAAGGGTTTCTTGCGAACTTGGTAGAGCAAACTGACGGCAACAAAGAAGCGCTGATTAAACTATTCGGTAGTGTTGAGGCTTTGAATACAGTTTTCGCCCTTACTGGGTCAGGGGCTGAAACATTTGCTGACATCCTTGTAGCTATGGATGAAAAGGCCGGAGAAACTGAAACGGCTTTTCAGAGAATGTCTGCCACGATTGAACAGCGAATGAAGGTTGTTAAGGGGTCACTGAGCAATACCAGAGTTGAAGTAGGAAATTTATTTCTTGCGTTAAGCGTTCCGCTTCTTGATGTCATTGAAGATAATATCGGCGCTTGGAATACGGCGATAGTTGACCTAACAAACAACATATATACCTTTGTCCAGACTGAGGCTTTTACGACTTGGGTTACTTCAATCACCGCAGCGTTTGAAGTTCTGATAACTCTTCTTGTTGGCAGATGGCTAATTGCCATTGGAGCTTCATTTGTTACTACCGTAACGGCTGCGTCTGGAGCTATGGGAATGTTAGGTGCGGCAGTCGCTTTTCTAGGGGGCCCAGTTACTCTTGCAATTGCGGGTATTACTGCTCTTACCCTTGCTCTAGGTTTCTTGATTGATACTGACATTGAACAGTACGCAAAGGACTTAGAGGCTGCTGCTGCTGGAGGAGTTACTGCTCTTACAGACCACGTTGCTGAGTTAACAACTAAATTAGAAGCTACGGCTACCGCAATAGAAGAGCAGAAGGAAAGAATAGCGGAGGCACAGGCCGCTGCTCAATTATATGGTCATTCCGCCATTGACCCCGATTTGATTTTGGGGTTAGAGCGTTTGGAAGAAGTGTTTGAGCTTAATTCTGATGCCATTGTTAAGGCCGAAGATAAACTTTCTGATATGCGAGATGGTGTTATAGATACAGTTGATCCTTTGTCGGTTCTTGAAAATCAACTTGGTGTTACAGCACAGGAAATTTTGGACGCAGCGACTGCCGAACAGACACTTGCTGATGAAGCTGAAGCCGCTGAAATAGTAATGGGAGAATTTGGTACTGGTATTGGAGTATTACAGACCCAATTCCACGATCTTAGAGAGGAAGAGCTTAATCCTCTAGGGGTTGATTTTAGTAGTTTAGGAACGATTGTTGAGGATGAAACAGCACCAGCGTTCCGAGTAGTTACCGAGGAGATGGAGAAAACAGACGAAGAATTAAGGGCTCACGCCACCGCCGTTGAAAACGCGAAAGTCAAACAGCAGACTATGAACAATATGCTGGAGAATGTTCAGTCAAGTTTTGGTGATTTGTTTTATGATTTGCTTGATGGAAAGTCATCATTCAAGGATTTCTTTGATTCTGTAGTTGAGGGATTCAAGAGAATGATTGCGGAGTTGGCGGCTCAGAGCATTATGAACGCTATATTCGGCGGTGGAGGTTTAACAGGATTTATCAGTGCTGTTCAATCTGGGATGGCTTCTGTATGGGCGGCTATAAGTGGCGGTGGTAGTGCTGCTGCAACGAGTGCGGTTACGACTGCTGCGACTTCTGGTGCTGGTGCTGCTGCTGGTGGAGCCGCTG